TAAATAAATATTTACACTCGTAGTAGGTAAGCATTTTTTTACTTGATGCAAATTCTAAGATTTCTTTCTGGAATTGTTCTTTAGGGTGAATCTTGGTTAAAGATAAGAACTCTTTATTAGATCCGTAGTATGTTTTCCAATCACTTTCCTTGGTTACAAGCTTGGTGGTTGGTTTGCGGCCGGGGCCGGTCTGTTCAGCAATTTCTGTTTTAGTTAGTTTTACTTTGCGGGTAAAATACAGAACTTTTTTGCCGATGTATCTTTTATTGGTAGGACTGTGAGTAATCTGATAGATGAATCCGAAAGTACCTTCCGGCATATCTCCAAGTTCAGTTACCATCCTGCCCTTATGAGTCCAGGTAGGTTCTGTCATGTTATTAGGTATCAAATTTAACTATAAACGTCATATCCGTGTACCTTGACTTAGGTACTGGCTGGGCTAGTTTGCCCACTGCAACTAATTCGTTTGCATCGTTGTATAGTCCGACTGTAGTAACGTAGGGCTGGAAGTAGCTTCCAGTGGCAAAGTCATATACGTCTCCGTTACTGCCTGATTTAATTGAAGGGTTTTGAGAGTAATTTAAATCACTTTCTCTAATTTTACACTTATATTCACTCTGATAAACCGTGTGAGTGGCTTGCCAGCTGACAGTAGTCAGAGATGTATCTAGACCGTCTAGCACTTGTACCAGCTCAGCGGTTCTATTAACAACTGCTATACCGTGGGGGTAGAAAATATTACCCACTCGCTGTCCTTGAGGTATTGAGTAGGTTTGTACAGAAGCCGAAACAAAAATTAAACTCATTGTTTGTCCGGAACTGCCGTTATCTACAAAATACGTAGGATCCCCAATTGTTGTGAGTGTTCCGTTTATATCATCTAAAGTTAGTCCGGTGTTTGTAACCGTCTGGACGGTGTTGTCTCCTATAAAGGTAGTGAAGGGGCTTCTTACCGGGCTTCCTGTCCAAGATGCAGTAACGAATGTATATCCGCTTGGAATTGTTACTCCTGCTGTAAAGGTTATGGTACTTACGTCTGGAACAGTAGCAACTGTTGCAGATTCACTAGCGTAGGTATAGGAGCTAATGTACAAGGTAGTATCTCCGTTCGGAACTATATTACCCTCACCATCATCCACGAGTGTTATAGATCCTGTCTGAAATCTAAAGCTGGTAGGTTTGATTGCTTCTCCAAAACGGTTTCTCTGTACACTCAGTACAAAGATATCGTCGATTTGAGTTAAGCTTCTAGAAAAGAATAAAGTGCTTTGATTATAGTTATCAAAGCTTCCGCTCTCTAAAGATGAAGAAAAGTTAGAGTAATAGAGATGATTTATCGAATCATATACCAGCCGAGGGTATTCATTATGAAAGATAGTTTCGGCTGTATTAAACAGGCTAGTTCTATCTCTGGTACCGTGATGTATTTGTACTCCAGTACTCCCGCTATCTGCTATAGAAGTATAAGAAAAGGATTTATGCGCAGTATAAGGTACTACGAATGCATCCTGTTTGTTTAACTTTATAAATGCACTCATTCATTTAGAAGTCAAGCTTGATTCTTACTAAGGCTTCTTTGGTGAAGTCCTTCAGTAGAGGTCTAGATAGCTTAGCTACGGCTAAAAGCTCGTTATTATCGTTGTACATACCCACAGTGGTGATGTAGGTTTGTGGGGCATTAACCATATTAGGAATTCTTAAATCACCAGATCCTGTAATATACGAAGGATTGGTGGAGTAATTGAACTCGCTGTTACGTACCCTTGCAAAGATAAATTGAGAAGAGATAGTCTCTTGGTAAGTTAGCTGGAATGATGCTCCTGCTCTAATGGCATCGTACATCTTGGTGATGTTAGTAGGCGTAGGAGTTGTGCTTGTTCTAGATGTAGGGAACGCTAATCCGCCTCCTGCTACGCTAGAATCTACTGCTCGTCCGTTTAATAGAATTACACCGATATCTGGTAGGAATAGTCCGTAAGATCCAGAAGCTACCGTGTAGCCTGTTCCTGAGTATGCTGATCCGTTTGAACCACTTACAACCTGGTATACTCTACCGGCGTCGTTATAAGATACGGTTGTAACATCGGCGCTGTTGTCGGTTAGTCTAAGAGTTGTACTACCGCTAGTTAACAGTAGGTTGAAGGTACCTGGTAGTAGGGATTCTTTAAAGCGGTCACGATCAACGGCGATTACGTAGAAGTAAGATGAAGTTACTCCGCCGAATACAAATGAACCTTCTTCGTCACCCAGTACCAGTGTTCTGTACTGTCCGTAAAGGGTAGAGGTTGGAGATTTTCCTACAACCGCAGAGTTAAACGGAGATGAACCTGATCCTTGAGCATCAGCATAAGCAAGTGAAAATTGAATAGCAGCGTTGCTTAGGGTAGATCCTGTCTGGTATACGTTGTAGAAGTAGTTGCCAGATGTAGAGGAAGGTTGGGTGGATGAAGTAAAGAAGGTTGTTAGAATCGGTGCTCCGGTACTCCATACTGGAGCTGATACTGGTTCAGCACTTACTACTAGATCGTCGGCTTCAAATCTTTTAAATGACATATCTTATTAGTTTACTTTTGTGATGGTTACCGGGATGATGATTCTAGCTCCAGAATCTCTACCAATCACTGTAAGAGTTGTTTGAAGCTGGGTGGTGTTACCAAACAGAGTGTTAACCGTAGTAGCTGTAAGGTTGATTGAAGTACCGATTACTGTCTTAGATACGTTAGTACCTAGAGTTGTAGTCTGGTTAAGAGCTGTAGCTTCTGGTGTGTTAATTCCTACTCCGTTAAAGGTTGCAAGTACTCTAGCGTCAGCGATAGTGGCTGTGTAGCCGTTAGTTTCAAAAGTCTGATTTGAACCTAGGTAGTTAAGAGTCTGTGGAGTGATTGCTAAAGAAGCTCCTTGCTTTAGCGTAATTGCAGAGTAGCCAAGGTTTAGGATTGGAAGTCTAGCTGTACCTCTTGGTAGGGTTACGAGCTTATACTTCATGATTTGAGTCTCATCCGGGAATGCTTCTAACAGTGGCATATTCTCTATAGCCTCACCGTAGTATGAAGATCCTGAAGGATGAGTTACATTGTAAAGGGTGTAATCAATTTCGTCATCAGACACAGCAAACTGAGTGATGCGGAAAGATCCGTCGCCTCTTGCTAGAAGCTCTCTACCTTTCTTTGTTAAGATAGCGTCAACTGTGACTACTGAATTATCTAAGTATCCCATTTGTTAAAGTTTTATACTAATAAATAGACTATTTACAAAATACCTTTGTTTACCAGGTCAGAAAGGATTCTGGTGTAGTTTGCTTTTAAGATATCTGATGGGTATTTCGGGAAGAGTACACCTGCGTTTTGAGTACCTGCTACCCTGTTTATTCTCATCAGTACCATGTTACTGGTGTCGATATATCGTCTAATTACAAAGAAGTCCTTATTAACAGCTTTGTTTGGTTTTTTATCTAGCGTGATGTAGAGTACCTGCTGGGCGTTTTGAGCTGGAGTTTCTACATTTGTGACTAGGAATACTTTCGCTTCATCATTATTGAACTTAATCTCATCTCCAACCTGTACGGTAAATGGTAAAGTAACTGTGTTAAAGCCTTGAGTGCTTGATCCAGATATGCCAATGAATAGGTTATCGTACTTAGATGATAGACTTAAGCTAGCAGTAAGAACTGTGTTAGTGGCAGCGCTAGCAGTTACAAAGAAGTAGTTCTGTGTATTATCTGACTGTGCTATGTAGCTTGATCCTGATTCAAAGCTGGCAGCTTGAAACACCCTGGAGGTAAGTAGTAAGCTGTCTAAGTAGGTATCTAGCGGTGTTACAATTACTCTAATGCTACTCCCAGAATCGTAGTTAACGTATCCGGTAGTTAGTTTTACTTCCTCTAGGCTAGCAGCATCATATATAACAGTCTTACTAGCGAGCGTAGATACTGTACCCAGGTTGAATGTACCGTCGGTACTTCTTTCAATTCTATACTGTACTGCAGCGGGTTCAATATAAGAGTCTCCTACAATTCCAGAGCCTTGCGTTTCAATGGTAGCAGTAAACTTAACTGGCTGTTCGGTATCTGCTGCAAAGGTATACCTAGAGGTACCGGTGTTGTAGTAGCTCTGGTCATCTCTGCTCTCGTTTGAGAACGTGATAGTAGTGATTGCGTTAACAGTGGTGGTAGGAGATTGAGTACCAGATCCTTGAGCGACCATATCGTAAGTCGGTAGGGTGTCATCTACGTCAAACTCTAATCTAGAATCTTTACTATAGGATGGGAATAAGTAAGTAGCTGCAGTATAAGAGTATACAATAGGTTCTAGTCTAGCGCCACCTTTCAAAATTACCTGTTCTCCCAGTAGCGTGGCTTCTGATCCTCCGATGCTTGGAGATTGAATTGTTATCTCTGCTTTACTCTCTTGTGGAAAAGATTGCTTGAGGATAGGTAGAGCTTCCGGTGAATCCGGTGTTATTAGGTTTCCTAGCTCATCAACAATGTAGGAAATAACAATGGCATTAGCCTGGTTGTGTTCTGGAGAGAATCCAGAGATGTAGTCAAAGATACAGAAGTACGGAGTTTTAGATTCTACTACCGGTGTTCTACCGTAGGAAATATCTCCGCTCTGCCAGAAGTTAATTTCCTGCCCTCTAAGTTGCTTGCCGGTGTACCTACCTCTAACCATTCCTGCACTATTGTAAAGGTATTCCTGTACTTCAGCTCTTTGAGCACTACCGCTTCTCAATGCTTCAATATTAACAGGTACAAGAGGGGTAATTGAGTAATCTACTTTCTGTACATTTGAAGAATTAGCAATAGCGGTAGCGTTATTGATAAGTGCATTATAGTCTGAGTTATAGAAGTTATTAAGATCTATGTAGGGACTAATAAGGACTGTGGAGTCTGCATAGTTGTAGTAGGTAATTCCCTGATCACAGAACCCGGTATTAGCTTGAAATAGTACCTTAATAGAACTTCTTCTAAACTGTATCTGCCAAATAGAGTTGCCTCTAAATGTAATAGATTCTATAATTTGTGTAAGTATAGTAGTAGCAGGTATACCACAGGGAGAACCTCCCTCTATACCGTCGTAAGTTATGGTAAAAGTAATCGAGTCTCCTGGGGAGAGGTTGGATAAAGCGGTGCGTGTATTTACACCATTCTTACTTATTTCGTTAATGTGTATGGATCCTACTCCATATCCGGTGATTGCACCTGTGCTGTTTGTCAAGCTAATACTTCTCCAGAAGATAGCTCCTGCTGCGGGAGAGTTGCCGTTCGATCCGGTGGTATCATATACGAGTTCAGGTACATCGAAGTCTTTTAAGGTGTTAGCTGCATTTAAAGTACCTGTGTATAGATCTATAACAGACCCTCCTAGCTCTCCATTTATTTTTTCAACCTCGGTGTTTCTTATTACAGTAACTTCTCCTTGAGGGGTTAGTACACTTGCTGTATGTGCAGTAGAGTATCCGTCAATCACTCCTCCGTCGCTACCGACTACTGTCAGGGTGTCGATCGACCCGCTGTATTCCGGACGAGTACCTGTAGGCTGGGCTTGTTTAATCTTGCTTCTATTAAGCAGGTGCGGCTTAATTACTATCCCGCTAGTTACTGTGTCTCTAGCCGGTAGAAAATCTTTCACCATCTTAAATAACTGGTTATCGAAGAATTTGATCAACCTTACAAAATCAAACACGTCGTAGGCTGAAGAGCCTGATAGAATAGTTTCTGCTACTCTGTATAGATTAGCTTCTGTATTATTATAGCTAGAAGAGTAGATGTATCTTGGGTCTCCTATATAATCGTCTATATCAAAGCTTGCAGTAATTTTAGATTTGATGTAGTTATCTAGGTTATATGTAGGAGAAAAAGCTACCTCTACAGCGTGAGTATCCTGGGTGTACTTCTTATCATCTTTTTGAATAGAAGCATATTGGGATAGAGTATTTCCAGATACTATACTCCCTGTGTTATCGGTGCGGATCTTTAAAGAAGATGTTACTGCGGTTCCGAAGTATGGATTGCTTTGTGCGGTATTAATGCCGCCGTATGTTCTAATAGAAAGAGATCCAGAAGGTATACCAAAGCAGTTGACTAGTGCTCTAACTCCTCTTTCTGTACCTTTTGTCTTCATAAGGTAAGAGAGGTTGTGGTAGATTCTCTTGTAAGTCTCTGCTAGGATATCTTTATCCGGTGTAGGCTGATTTGAAGCTGTAACAAAGCTACTAATCTGCTCAGACCCAGTATTGTAAAACTCTCCTAAGAATAATGAGTTAAGATTTGCTACTGAGAAGTTAGAAGAGTATAGTTTAACTCCAAAGCTTCTAAGAGCTTCTCCGACTAAATCCTTAGAGATGCCGTAATCTAACCTATTGTCAGCACTGTACTTATCTGTTACTGCTTTAGCGTAGACCCATAAGGTGTCAAAGTGCTGTCCAACCATATTCACAAAGAGTGAATACGGGGCGTTTAATGAATCTTGACGTATGAATTCTGGGATCGTGTAAACTAGGCTACTCTGGTTTAGTTCATCGTACAGAGAGGCAGATAGAGATTGAGAGGCATACCAGCTTATGGCTGCTGCACTTCCAGTGGCAGCGTTTAGGTACGGCTTAACTGTATTGGTTTTAGGCCAGGCGTAGCTTGAGCTTTGGAAGTACAAGTAGCTTTCATATCCGTCAAATTTACCTACTATACCCTCAATAAGATTCTGATAGTAGGTCAGGCTTTGAGAGGTAGCTAGAGAAGCACTTACAGTTAACTGACTTGATATAGCAGATGAAGCGCTTTCGTAAGTCTGTACTAGCCCTAGCTTGTAGACGAAGTTATCAAGTCTCTCCTGTGCAGAAGAAAAATGTACGAAGTTAGTGTAGTCGCTATAATCAATACTGATTTGAGCTCCGCTTTGGCTAACTTGATTAAGTAGCTGGTAGTAGCTGCTTGTTACCGGATATAGGTATAGGTCGTTGTAGGTTAAAAACCCGGTAGGTTGTACTGACTGTTCTTGGATCTCTACATTAAAATTAGGTCCTCGAAGAGTATTGTAGTTTACTACGTCTGGGGTTGTTTCTGCGTCTATAGTGTAGCTTAGGGTATCGCTTACGTTTTCTACTAGTCTAAAGCTGGTCTTTGGTGCGATATTGCCCGGCAGTGGTTCGTACAGCTTAAGTAGGATGCTTCCGTCAGCATCTATTGCTACGTTTACTCCGATTAGTAATGTTCCGTTTAAAAAATTTAACCGGAATTCATTGAAGTAAGGTACTGTATTGAGGCGGTTCTGCAGGTCTCTTACCGCACTTAGTAGTGCAGGTGTTTCCTCGAGTGTTTTAGCTTTTAACTCTGTTCTATCTGTAGAGATCTCAGAGATGTAAGGAGTAACATCGGATACATTTCTTAAAAAGTTGTATACCAATCTAACTCCTCCCTGGGTATATCCTAGGGTCTGGCTATCTTGAACAGGGTCTATGTAGAGTACGCTAGCTCCGTCTTTTCCTGCACTAGCTGAGTTTTGTAATTCTTTATACCCTGTGTAGTTACTTATAACTTGTAGAAGAGTACCGTCTTCAGCGTATACATATAACTCTATGATATCCGTTTCTGAGTTGAATTCAGAGTTTATAATATACTGGTCTACTAAAGCAGTATCTTCTGTAGAATAGTTATTTATTCCCTGTACTTCAGCGGTCTCTTGAGTGAGTATGTATGTAGTTTCTGCCATTATTGTGTAGACTGTTGTACGGACTGAATAGAAAGTGTTACTATCTCCTGGTTAGCGGCTAGTAGCTCCTCTCTTAATTGTGCAATTTCATCAAGCAGAGGTTGAATTTCTGCTGTTTTATCTTCTGCGGAATATACTTCTGAGCTTCTAGTTACTAGGTATTGGTGGGAGTTGGTCTCTCCTGTTACCGGGATACTAAAAAATAACTTGTCATATAATCTAAAAAGTTCTTCTACAGTATCCGGATCTGCTTCTTGTACCGGAGTAGTAAATGTCTTAAAGGAAGTATCTACTACTGTGTTAAACTTTCTACGATCTAGAACAGTTTTACTAAGGCGTACTTCTTCAGCCATTTCTTACAACTTTAAAGACGAGGTTCTCATCGATAATATTAGTAGATCCGTTGATATTAGTCTTAACTAACACGCGGTAGTATCTTTCTGGCTCTAATCCTCCCATGTACATATCAAAGTAGCTACTGGTTGTATTGGCACTAATCTTTGTGAATACTGTATCGAAGTCGATTACCATCTCTTCGGTATTCTCATCTCGTAATCCCCAGTACGAATCTGCCGGAAGTCTATAGTTAGTAAGATAAGTTGAAGAGGTAGCAAAAGTACGGGTAGGATACTTAGGGCGAACTGCAAGTTCGAATCTCTGCTTACCTTCATCAGTATATTCTCCTCTGTTATTTTTAATCTTAATAACTGCATTAGAGTCAGAAATTACCGGTAAAGAGGTACTGTAAGATGAATCGTCCCATTTGATCTCCAAGCAAGCAGGGTAAATTGTGTGTGTCTGTGCTGAGAAGTATCTAAGGTTGAGCTGACGGCTGTTCTGATAGGCTCCAAATTCTACACTACCTGATAGTTTTAGTATAAACCCTGCGTTAGGAATAGCTTGATTATAGTGAGCAAGTACTCCTGGAGTTACGTTGATATCTAAATCGTGAGTAGAGGTAACTGTGTGTGTCTGGTACATATCAAACACATATCCAGTAGTATCTGTGTACCATGCACCACCGCCTGGTGTACTGCTTGAGTAGTAGAAGGTTGTCTCTCCTATCACGCTATCTGATGTCCAGGTACCTGAGCCTGAGCTTTGAGTATATGTCCAGGATGCTCCGGTAGAGTTTCTAGGAAGATCTCCGTACTTGCCGTTTCCGGCTGCCCAGGTTGTGTATACTCCTGGTACATACACTGGAGAAGCTTGGATAGTGTAAGAATCCGGTACTTCGTTTGCGCTGGCTAAGAATAATCTTAGAGATGCACTAAAGGCGGTAGCGGGTCTAGTTGAAGAAGATACATGAGTCTCTAAAACGTCTGAGATTTCATTAAGATCAAACTGTATGAGTGCTCGGTTAACGTATGTGGTTTGCCCGACGTAGTATGAAGCGATTTCCAATATTTCATCCCGACCGGTGTTCATATCCGGATACTGGGAGTATAGTGTAGCTGTTTTTTCGGGGAAAATCTTGTAGACTGCCATGATCTTTAATAAATATTTTACATAGAGGTTACGCGACCTACTATATCTGTATTAGGATATTTTACTTCAAAGATACAAGGGTCATAAGAAGGGTAAACGATATTGTTGCGAGTTGCTCCTTTGATGTCATATCCGTACTGTGAGTAGTTCCCGCCTACTTTATTTTCGATCTCTATACTCTGAACTGTCTGTACTCCTTTGACTCTATCTAGGATAGTATATAGTGTGGATAGGTTTATAGTCTGGTTTATGCTCCAGTTTTCTATCTTAAAGTAGTCTTGCAGAGCTTTAGTACATGCTAGAAGAACATCTCTACCGGTGTAATTAGGTAGTATTAGTACCTCATACTTTACCCCAATATTAACTATAAATGCGTCTTTAATATTAAGTGCATCTGTTAACATTTTGTATTGAGACAGGTATGTGCTTAAATTTGACTTAAGAGTAGAGGTTGTAGTTGTAAGCTTCTTTGTACTGTCGTAGGCTAGTACGTAAAGAGATAGAGATAGCGGATTGCTATCTACAATACTGTCAACTGTAGATTGAGTACTGGTTAGCTGATCCTGTGTTACGTACGTCTTTGCGATAGTACCAAATCTTGCAGGCATTCCTAGAGCACGGACTGCATAATCCTCTCTTGTGATAGCTCTAGATTGCTCAGCAAAGCTTCTCAATGCATTTTGTCTGATCTCTTCAGAAGTATCTCCATCCTTACCTCCGTCAGCTGGTCCCGGGTTGTTGAATGCTAATGTATTTTCAAATCCAGGTGTAGTAGCAGTAGCGGTTGAAGCTAGGATCGTAGTTATAGTATCAGAAGGTACGTTAGATTCTACACCTCCACCTACTAAGTAACGAATTGTTAGTGTAGTGTTAGCTGGAGCAAGTCCGTATGTGCCCGTATACATAAAGTTAGAGGGGTCGTAGGCAGTATCTATTTTAGAGATTCCCACGATCTGATCTCCTAATCCTACGTTGGTAGGGTCTGGGGTGATGATGTTATCGCTCTGTCCAGTAGTACCGGCTCCGAACTGTACCTGCAGGGTACCTGTAGAGGTGAATCTAGTTACATATCTACGAGGAACTTTTTGAAGCTGTAATGTATACGGGGCTAGCCCTGCATCACTGGCTGCATTTGTCTGCTCTAAGAAGATAGTGTCTTGAGCTAGATACGGTACTTCGTACCATCTGTTAGTGCTGCTGTCTTGAATATCTAAAATACCTAAGATATCGGTATCAGTAATATTGATTGTCTTGAATCTCTCAGGAGAGGTAACCTGTACGGTCAGTGTTTTTACTTCTGCAGAAATAGCTTTTGTTTGTTTCTTAAGCAGGAACTGGGTGATTGTATTACCTGATGTTGAGTATACGCTTACTTCTGTAGGATCGTATGAGCTAGAGAAGCCAAAATTAATTTTATCCTGAATCAGAAACTTAACAGGAGTACCTGTTGTTGACTGTAGCTGTGTGTTTTCTGCAACAGTTACGGCGTAAGCATAATCAGGTACGTATTGACCGCCTGCAAGCTTAGAAGGTACTCTTTGGTAGGCGTCTAAGATTACTTGGGCAGCTGTGCTTACTTTAGGACGGTAGCCCATCATATAAGCTAACGTATAGAGGTTCTTACTTTCCTGTGCGTACTGCAGGAAGGTTTCTTGTAGCTGAGTGTCCTGGTAGAAAGCTAGTACGTCTCCTACGTATGCAGCCATCTCCATAAACATCATACCTGGAGATGTAGGAGAGAAGTCGTTGTAGGTATCTGGGAAGTAGTTCTTAGTATAGTCGATCAGCTGCTGTCTAAAGTTGCTAAAGGACTTATTAATGTACTTTATGTCTCTTTCTTCTGCCATTATAGTTCAAAGTTTATAGTCAGCTCATCAGAAATATTAGTCTCTCTTACAGCATACTTTAGTTCAAAATTAACCAAATTCTGGTCATATTCAGGTATCAGTTGAAGGCTTCTTACTTCAACTTGAGGGAAGTAGATTTGAAGACCCTGTAGGATAATCTCTCTAGTAGTATCTATAGATTCTACAGTAATATTTTCAAATAAAAGGTTTCTGATTCCTGATCCGAATCTTGTATTGAATACTCTTTCGTTCTGTCCGGTTAAGAAGAAGTTAATAAGATTATTGCGAGTAGCGTCTTTAGAGGTATAGGTAGAATGGAAGACTGCTCTTCCATCAAAAGGTAAAGCAACCCCAACAGCTTTCCTTGGCTGTAGGTCTAGTGGGTTGATCTTTACAACATTATACGCCATACTGTGCTTTCTGCTTCTTATCTGCTGTATTTACAATAGCTGCTGCTTTGTTTACAAAACTTAGCTGTGAGAGATCGATACCTGCTTTTGGTGCTGCTGCTACAGCCTGTGCTACTGCTCTAGGATCGTCAGAGACTGGCTTGATTGCTTGCTTGGGCATGAACATGCTTCTGTCGAACATTTGAGCCATGTTAGATGTACCTGTTCCCATGCTTCGGTAATCTTCCGAAGTCATGGCTCTGCTTGTCATGTTCAGAGCTTCCATAAGAGGATTGCTTCCTGCGAATTGCACGGGTGCTGGGGTTGGAGCTGCTGGTTGAGCTTGGACAGGTGCTGGAGTTCTTACTTCGGTAAGTTCCTCTCTAATAGCTTCTCTAACAGCTTCTTTAATTAATTGCTTAAATTCACTAGCTTTCATAATAATAAATAGACTTAACTAGATAGTTGATCTATCCTAAATTTAATTTCGTTTAGAAGTACCTCTGTAGAAGAACTATAGGAAGGTCTACCTTCTAACACTACAACTCCCGACTTATCTATAGCAACTGCATATCTTAGCGGGGCGACTGTATCTTGATTGATCGTTCTCAGTTCCAGAGTAAATCCTTTATAGGAGTTGTCAAACTGAGTAATAGGGGTATTAAAGGATTGAGATAGTCTCCTTATCTGTTCATTTTCCTGCAATTGATCAGGAGCGCATATAGCAATAGCCTGGTCTATTTGAGATAGAAGCTGTAATGCTATAGAGAGAGTAGTGTTTACATTTGTAACTACGTACTGTCCTGCTACCACACCTCCTTTAAGCCTTTGAGAAAATAGTTTAAGATTCTCCAGCCTGTCACTTAATGTTACAACAAATCCTGATGTTGTAAACTGGTTAGGGACTGGAAAGGTCTTAAGTAAGGTAATTATAGGCGGTATAAATGTGAGAGCGACTTGTATTTTTGTCAAAGCGTCTTGTAGGGGTACAGTTCTGCGTTGAAGAGTAATTATGCTATTCTCCGTATTATCTTTTAGTAGGATCAATCTTTGTAAAGCCTCCGGGGAGGGGCATAGTTCTTTAAGGTCCGGATTTTCAATTATTTCCGCCAGCGGTCCAAGGGCTGTTCTGAGCTGAGGAATAGCTGTAGCTTCAATCTTAGCTCGGTTCTGCAAGAGTATATTATATAGTCCCTGAAATGCCATTACTTAGTGAATGTCTTTTTAGATTTTAAAGCTTGCAACTCTGTTTTTAAAGTCACCGCTTTGCTGCTTA